CACCTCGCCGCTCTGGAAAGCGCGAACCGCATCCGATTCGCTCGAGCTGCGCTGAAGCGTCGTGTGCGCGATGGCGAGCTCACGGTCGCCGAGGTCCTCACCGATCACCGCGAGGCTTGCGGAAGGATGTCGATCGCCGAACTGCTGCTCGCTCAGACGCGGTGGGGAATCAAGCGATCGAGTCGGCTGCTCAACAGCGTGGATATCTCATCGGCCAAGCGCATCAACACGCTGACCGAACGGCAGGTCGGGGTCCTGGTCAAGGCGCTGGCCAGATCTCAGGGGGGGGGGCAACCTCACGCTGCCCCGATTGCGGGGAGTGGCCGATGAGGGGTAACCCGCACAAGTGCCTGAGGCTGCCGATTGGAGACGCGACATGACCGCACAGCAGATCCGCCTCTACGCCGCCGTCCGCATCAAGGTCCCACCGAACGAGCGGGTCCGGATCGACCACACCCACTACGACCTCGGGCGCAACCTCTACCTGGTCGAATGCGGGGTCGGTGCGCTGATCTCGGTCCCGACCCGGGAGGTTCTGCGATGAGCGAGCCGGAGAACATCCGCACACTCCTGCGCGAGATGGAATCGATCGTCGATGTGGACCAGTTCCGTGAAAAGGCAGCCGAGGTCATCGCGACCGTTGACGCAGCCAGCGCTCGATCGACCAATGTGGAGAAGGCGCTGGCGATGTGCGTCTCTGCCTTCCTGCCGGGCGATCCTCCGCGGGTGCTCTCCGAGACCGACGCGGTCCAGCAGCTGGTTGACGAGGGGCTGCTGCTGGCCGAGCAGGTGGCCGGCGGTGAGGTCCTCTACGACCTGACCGTGCCGGGGATCAACCTGGTGCGGCAGGCGTTGACTGAGGTCTACACGGCGAACCGAGTGGAAGTGGTGCGTTGACGGGCGGCGTAACCACGGACCCGAGCGCGGACATCAGCCACCTGTCTCGACAGGAGCAGGAGGCCGTTCGGAAGATGTGGGCGGAACTGGAGCAGCGTCGCCTTCAAGACTTCGTACAGACCGTGATGGCGATGTCGCCGCAGGAACTCATGGCTGGACTCAGCACCTCACCCGCCACGCGAAGGCTTCAACTTTGAGGTTGCGACGTCAGAAGCCGAACCCGCAGGTCCCGATCGAGCACGAGCCCACCGTGACCGTCGAGGGCGCAACCGAGGCGATCCGCGGGACCGAGTCCGACGAGATCACCTACCAGCACTGCGCGGGATTCGAAGAAGGAAAGACCAAAGCAATCGATGCCGTGGTTGAAGCGGCCCGAGAGGAGGCGGACCGTGGGTAAGAAGGACCGAAAGATCAAGAGCCTGAAGCGGAAGGTCCGCAAGCAGGAGAAGCAGTTGGAAGGCCTGGATGTCATGGTCAACCACCAGCGGTGGGTGATCCGCGAGCTTCGACAGGTCGGGTCCCGATGGGCGTGCGCGAACTGCGGGCGCATGGTGGCGAAGTGGACCGTGATCAGGCCTGACGGCCACCACGGACACCGCGGCTGGTGCTCTAAGTGCGGCCATGGTCCCGTCGCCAAGCGCGGGATGGAGAAGGCGCAGTGAGCAGCTGCGCGGCCTGTGGGGCTCAGATCATCTGGCGCGAAACGCCGGCCGGGAAGACGATGCCGGTCGACGCGAACCCGGCGCCTGAAGGAAACGTCCTGATCGAGGGGAGCAAATGTCTGGTGCTCGGCCCACTCGAAGTCCAGGCGCGGGAGTCCGGCGATCTCCACCTGAGCCACTTCGCAACGTGTCCGCAGGCGGCGAGGTTTCGAAAATGAGCCGACTTCTCAGCCTCTCGCGACGGTTGACGCGAAACACGGGGGTGATCGGCAAGCTCATTGGTCCTCGAGTCGATCCCGAACCGCAATCTCTGACAGAGCGCTCCCTGCGGTGCGAGAACTCGATGACGATCGGCTCAACCGTGATCCGGTGCCCGAACTGGACCACGCCGGAAGAGCCGCTTTGCCCGAGCTGCGAGGAGCGGACGGATGCCTGACTGCCAGAGCGGGAAGTCGTGGTACCCGTCCGAGTCCTCGGCACGGAAGGCGCTGGCAGGCATCCGCAAGCGCAGCCGGCGAAAGGGCTCGGTCGGTCGAAAGCCGTCGCGGGTCTATCGGTGCCATCTCTGCAACGGCTGGCATCTGACGAGCGTCGAGCGAAAAGACCGCAATCAGTGGAAGGGCCGACCCCGAAAGGTTTGATGAATGACTCCGTGACCGAAATGTTCGAAAAGCGAAATCTGATCCGCGACGACCTGGCCGCGAGTCGTCGGCACATCTACGCGGTGATGCGGAACCCGGCCCGCGAAGTAGCCGCTGTCCCGATCGGTGACGCGCTCTGCTGGTGCGAAGGGCTCAGCGAGGCCGCCGTCTCGCGAATCCTCGCTGCGGTCGGTGTTCCGTGGGGGAAACGCATCAGCCTGATCTCCGAACTCGACCAGAAGCGCATCCTCTGGCAAATCAAGTCGCGGATGCCTGAGGTGTGGGAAAAGTGGCGGGTCTCGGCGATGACCGGGCGGGCAGCGTAACGGTCTGTTGATGCTGATACTTTTCGCCTATGGACGAGATCAGAGAAGCGCAGCGCAGGGCGATAATTCTCTTCGAGGAGATCGCCGAACTGGGCGTCGCGGTGGAGCTTCAATTGGTCCACACGCAGGTGAGCCAGAATCACATTCGGCGTACCTCCGTCCTCTACGCGACGTGCGAAGGCCAGAACTTGCTCGACGTGGTCAGGGTTGTGACGCCACATCGCAACTGCAGGATCGAGGGTGTCGATCGAGGTCTGAAGATCACGGTGGACGCCGACTAGTCAACGCCGCGCACTCGTAGCCTCGGTGTATGGCCAAGTTTCGGAAGAACAGTAAGGGGCACTACTCGAAGAGGGCGCGGGAGACTGCGTTGAAGATTTACGTCGAGGACGGTCCTGCTGTGGCTGCGAAGGAGACGGGGATCAGTGCGACGACGATCCGGCAGTGGGCCAAACGCTCCGGTGTCACTGACGATCGGCAAAAACGTACGCAGGCCATGATCGAGGCAGCGTCGAGGGACGCCGCCGAGAAGCGCGAGACGATCAAGCTCCAGTGCCGCCGTCGTGCTCTCGACCTGCTCGAACGCTTCGACACCCGGCACGAATACTTCGTGGGCAAGGACGGCGACCGGGCTGCACTGGACAACCCGACCGCTGGTGACATCAAGGACTACTCGATCGCCATCGGTGTCCTGATCGACAAGGCCGAGCTGCTCGACGGCCGCGCGACCGACCGGACCGAACACCGCAGCACCGACCAGCTGGACCGGGAGATCGAGAAGCTGCTCGAGAGCGCTGATCGTGGCAGCCGCAGCCCCGCCTGACGGCTGGAAGGGCTGGGAGCTTGAGGAGAAGAAGCGCCTTCTTCTGAGACTCCGGGAGGCAAAGCTCGGCACCTGGCGCGACACCGCCCGAGACGATCAGCTACCGCCGGCCGACTGGGAGACGCTACTTCTGATGGGCGGCCGTGGTTCAGGCAAGACCTGGTCGGGCGCCCGCATCCTGAAGGAGGAAATCGACGCCGACCCGGTCTTCGCCACCGAGGGTCCCGGAGTGTGGGCCGCCGTGGCTCCGACCTTCGCCGACGCCCGCAATAAGTGCATCGAGGGCGAAAGCGGCCTGCTCGCCGCTTTCCACACCACGCGCTCGGAAGTCGAGAAGGGGATCTCACCGACGGTCAAGACCTGGAACCGCTCGATCGGAGAGATGGTGCTGCTGAACGGGCAGAAGATCCTGATCGACGGAGCCGACAACGGCGCGGCGAGGATCCAAGGCGAGAACCTGCGCGGGGTATGGTGCGACGAGCTCGGCCTGTGGAAGCTCTGGGAGATGGCCTTCGACGAGGCGATCGCCTACGCGCTGCGAAAGGGCCAGTCGCGGATCATCGCCACGGGTACGCCGAAGCGCGATCGCCCGGCCCGGGCGCTGATCAAACGCCTGATGGCCGACGAGCACGTCGTTACCCGTCGCCTTCTGACCCGCGACAACTGGGACTACCTCTCAGAGCCGTTCCGTCGGCGGGTGCTGCGGACGGCGAACACCTCGCTCGGGCAGCAGGAACTCGAAGGCATCATGCTCGATGAAGCCGAGGGTGCGCTGTGGAGACGGGAGTGGATCGACATGGGCCGCGTGCTTCAGGGACCCGAGATCTACAAGCGCCGCGTCCTGGCGCTCGATCCATCTGACGGCCTGGACCAGTCCGACGAGCAGGCGTGGTGCCTGGCCGGGATCGGCGAGGACCGCCACATCTACGTTGCGCAGTCCGAGGGGATGCGAACCACGCCGCTCGACTGGCTGACGAAGGCGGTCACCTTGGCGCACTCGGTCAACGCGACGATCGTGGTCGAGAAGAACCACGGCGGGAAGTTCCTGAGCGACCTACTCGAGCAGGCGATGAAGGAGTCAGGCATCCGCGTGCCGTTCAAGGAAGTCACGGCCTCCGATGGCAAGCGGACCCGAGCCGAGCCGAGCGCGATGCTCTACGAGCAAGGATCCAACACAAAGGACCCGGTCGTCCACCACATCGGGAACTTGCCAGAGCTTGAGGACCAGATGGTCAACTGGACTGGTGAGCCGGGGATCGCATCGCCTGACCGCATGGACGCTGCGGTGTGGGCGCTCTCGGAGCTGATGGACTACTCGGAGCGACCGGCGGTGAAGACGTTGGTCGTCTGAGGGTCAACCCGCTATCTCGGCAGCATGACTGTAAGTGGACTCTCTAGAGAAGCATGTCGAGCAGGAGATCGCAAAGGTCATCCGAATCAGCGCCGCGACGTTGCCCGAAGGCAAGTCCGAGCAGCCGGAGGAAGATGACAATCGGTGGACGCCAAACGATGCGATCGAGCCGCCTGAGAACCTCGACCGCCTGGCGCAGCTGACCCAGATCTCGCCGGTCCGCCGGTCCTGCATCAAGGCGATCACCCTCAACAGCATCGGCCTCGGTGTGTCGATCGTGCCGAGGGCTGGGATGGAGGACGAGACCGAAGACGGCGAACCGCAGAAGGCGCTCGATCTACTCAACGACTGCGCGCGCCGCGACATCCGCTCCGGGTCACCGACCTTCAGCAAACTGATTCAGCGGGTGAAGTGGGACGAACAGGAGGTCGGCAACGGCTACCTTGAGGTCTCTCGCAACCGCGTCACCGGCCAGATCGACGGGCTGTTCCATGCGCCGGGCAAGCGGGTCCGCCGCCTGCGCGATCGCTCCGGCTGGGTCGTCGGCACCCGAAGCTCCTCGATCGCCGACCGCATCCGCTTCGACAACTTTGGCGACAAGGTCCAGTACGGCGGCGACGGCGTGCCGCTGGGCGTGCTTCAGTCCGGCAGCGGCAAGCGGTGGAACCGAAACGAACTGATCGCCTTTCAGCTCTACACCTCCGAGAGTCGCGACTACGGCCTGCCGCCCGATGTTCAGCTCGCCTGGGACTTCCTCGGCGACAAGAACGCCGCTGAGACGAACCTCGGCTTCTTCGACGGGCAGGGTGTGCCGCCAACGACCTTCTTCATCAGCGTCGAGCCGACCGACAAGGAAGGCAATCGACAGGTGGTCGACATCAGCCCGAAGACCGTGAAGGCGATCGCCGACACGATGCGCTCTTCCGACAACAAGAACAAGCGGGTGGCCATCGTGCCGATCCCGTCTGGCGCGAAGGTCCAGCGCGAGGACATGACCCGCGTCTCTGACCGCGACGTGGGCTTCGTCGCCTTCCGCGCCGACAACCGCCGGCGCACTCTCGGTGCCTGGCGAATCTCCCCGATCTTCGTCTCCGACATCGAGGACGCGGGCAAGTACACCGCCGACGTGGAGCGGGCGATTACGAAGGAACAGGTCTTTGACCCCGAGCAGGAAGCTTGGGAAGAGCAGCTCTCGGACACACTGCTCCGTGACCTCGGCTTCCCGCACCTGCGGTTCAGCTTCAAGGACATCGAGATCGAGACTGACACCACGCGCCGCCAAGCTGCCAACGACGCGGCCAGCTACAACGTGATCACCCGCGGCGAGTTCCGTGAGCGCCAGGGCTTCCCGCCGATGCCCGAAGCCAACGAGGGCGAAGATCCCGAGCCCGGGCAGGTGCCCTACGGCTGGAACGCCGAACTGATCGACTCCAGCTCGAGCAGCACTCCCGATGCTCTCGGCATCCAGCGTGGCGCCGAGGCTGCCGCGTCGCTCCTGGCCGAGGCGCAAGCCGCGGGTGGCCTGGCTCCCGGCTCGATAGGCGTCGAGTGAGGACCAGGTGGCGACCGATGAGGGCCAGCGCGAAGATCAGCCAGACGAACAGCCCGACGAGGCTCAAAGGCAGGCCGCGATCGTGGCGATCACGTTTCTTCTCGTTGCGGGCCTCACTCAGGCAGCTCTTGTCCAGGGCCTGATCTCGATTCTGGCTCCGCTCGGGGTGCCGGTGGCCGTGGTGGTCCGGCTGGTATCGATCGTGAGCTTCCCGGGTCTCAGCTTCACGCCTCCACCGCCAACGGCGGGACCGGCGCAGACGACGATGTTGCGGGGTGTGGTCGCCAGACGGGCGATGTACTTCGTCACCGCTTCGCGGCGGATGGCCGCCGGTGGTTCACCGCAGGCCGAGACGCGCCTGTTCGGGGCGCACCTGGCTGCGGAGAGGCGACGTGAGAAGGCTGCCGAGCAGATCGACACCGCATCCGCTCAGTTCGGCGACATCCTCGGATGGAAGGCGATCCTCGACGACCGCACGACGCCGCTATGTCGAGCAGCGCACGGTCGGAACTTCTCAGCGTCCAGGCCGCCGGAGATCGGATGGCCGGGGATCGCCCACGGCGGCAACTGTCGCTGCCGACCGCGGGCACCCTGGCCTAATGGGTCGTTGTTGCCTTAGTCCTGGAGTTCGACGATCGAGAGAACTTCGAACCGGTCGACCGCTACGTCGGCCCCGCCGTCCGTTCCGGGCAGCAGGATCATCTTGGGATCTGATCTCGCTGCCTCCGTGATCTTCTTGTGTGCCTCGGCAACAGTGCAGTAGGCATCGATGACGTTTCCATTTTTCAGCGTGATGAGTAGCGACAACCTGAACTCCCTCTTTTCGTTGACTGGACCCCCGATTCAACTGACTCGACCGCCGAGAGTCAACGCCGCCCCTGAATAGGTTCGAGTTGCGGGATGGACCAACCAGGTAGGTCGCTGGCCTCATCAGCCGGAAGTTCGGGTTCGAATCCCGGTCCCGCTATTGGGTCAACGGCGCAGATTCGTACCGTGGAAGCATGAAGCACAACGCCTTGAGCAACGTCGATGTGGTCGCGGTCTCCTTGGTCAACAAGGGTGCCAACCGAAAGCGGTTCTTCCTTCGGAAGTCAGCCGAAGGTGAGGACCTCGAAACCGACCTGATCGACCTGACCGCCGATTCGTCGCTGCTGATGAAGGCCGACGACTGGTCTGCCGTCTACTGCGTCGTCGCCGAACCGGGCGCGTTGGAGGACTCTGGCGTGGGCGGCACCGCTGTACCTGACCGCTGGGCCAGCGAGGACGAGATCCGCAAGGCGTGTCACCGCTTCGCGAAGAACGGCGCGCTGATCAACAAGATGCACGAGACCCTCGACCAGTACGGCGTGATGGTCGAAAACGCGATCGCGCTGTCTGACATCGACGTTGACGGCGAGACGATCCGCAAAGGCTCTTGGTACATCGCCATCGAGCCGAACGAGCATGGCCGCGACGCGATCGAAAGCGGCGCTTTCACCGGCGTCTCGATCGAGGGCACGGGGATGCGGACCTTGGTCGAGAAGTCCAGCGAAGAGGACGAGCTGCTGGCCAAGGTGGCCGAGGCACTCGACTGCTCGGTCCAAGAACTTGAGGACATGGAACCGGAGGCCATCCGAGAGGAGTTGGTCAAGGGCCGACGGGGCCGATACGACGAGTCCAAGCATCGCCGTGCGCCTTCGGGTGCATCCGGCGGTGGTCGCTTCGCATCCAAGGGCGGTGCGCGAGCGCGGCCCGGTGCCGGCGGCAAGAACAAGGCGGGGCGCGGCGGCGGTGGATCCACTCTGGCCGAGACCATCAACGGCACGCCCGGGCGCATGGTCGGTGGCAACCTGAAGGGAAAGACCCCGAAGGGTTGGAAGGGCAAGAGTCCCCGCCTGTCGGTCAAGGCCTGGAACGACCAGCCGGACGGGCAGCGCTTGCAACGGATGAAGGCATTCCAGAGCCGCGGTGGTCTGCTCGGCCCGAACCGGATGTTCATGGAGGACGGCTCGATCATCAGCCGCAGCTCGCACCCCACCGCTTTCAAGTCGGCAGCCCAGATGACGCCGCGCCAGAGGCAGGCCGTTCGGGCCTCCCAGGCTGCGTCCAAGAAGAAAAGGAACTCCACCATGAAGAAGCTTTCCGAACTGCTGCTCGGCACCGACGAGGATGCCGAAGACCTGGCAAAGGCCGCGACTTTCGGCGACCGCATGGCTGCCGACAAGCTCTCCGACGAGCTGCCCCGCGGTATGGATCTACTGCGAAGCGTGATCTTCAGCGCGGTCCACGGCGACGACGAAGACCCGATGTCGGTTATTCGCGCATCGACGAACGAGTTCTGCGCTTGGGCCGAAAGCCTGCTCGGATCGAGCGAGGGCATCGCCAAGCAGCAGGAGGTGATCGGCTCCGTTGAGTCAACGGAGGAAATAAGTAAAACGGATAGTGAGATGCTTACTCCAGAGGAACGCACAGAACTGGTCGACGAGATCAAGAAGGGCGTCGCGGCAGACTTCGCGAAGTCCCTCGGAATCACCGTCGAGGAATCAGAGCCGACCATGGAGTCGATCTCCAAGGCCGTGTCCGACCTCAAGGGAGTCGAGGACGGCGAAGAGCTCGCCAACCGCGTCGGCGCCATCGAGGCCAGCATCGAAAAGCTCGCCGCGGGTGACTCCGCTCAGAGCGACGACGAACCCGACCCCGCTGCCGGCGCTTCCGAGCGCAAGCAGCTGGCCAAGGCAGCCGCCGAGGCCGAGGGGATCAACCCCGCACTCATGGAGATGATCTGATGAACCGCCGCGCCGCACTGGCCGAACTCCAGAAGGCCACGATCGACACGTCGGTCGGAGGGCTTCTGACCCCCGAACAGTCCAAGGCCTTCATCGAAGAGGCGACGGACATGTCGGTCTTCGGTTCGAAGATCCAGACCATCCGCAAGCGCGCCCCCGAGGGCGAGATCTCCAAGCTCGGAGTCGGCTCACGCCTGCTTCGCGGCAAGGCCGAGAACACCGACGACGGCTACCGCGCCGGTGCTGCGACCGACGATGTCGGCTACAGCGCCAAGAAGGTCTGGCTGCCGTTCGAGATCACCAATGACTGGGCGCACGAGAACATCGAGGGCGAGTCCGCGAAGGCCAAGGTCATCAAGGCCATGCAGAAGCAGATGGGCCTGGACCTCGACGACCTCGACATCAACGGGGACACCGCTTCCGGCGATGCCTTCGTGAAGATCGACGACGGCCTGCTGAAGCTGGCGGCCGGACTGGCTTCGGCCCAGCGGGTCGACACCGACGGCATCAACTCCGGTGCCTTCGGCAAGGAAGTCTTCAAGGCGATGATCGATGCGATGCCGGACAAGTACCTGGCGCAGCCGGGACTCAGCTGGATGGCCTCGCCGACCGTCGCCTTCGCCTGGACCGAGTACCTGTCCGAGCGCGACACCGCGGCCGGAGACGGTGCCCTGATGGGCAAGGGCTTCGGTCCTTACGGGATTCCGTGGTTCAACGGACAGGGCGACGGTGCCCGCCCGGGCATCCCGTTCTTCCCGGACAACCGGATCATCCTGGCCGACCCGCAGAACTTCGCTCGGGTCATCACCTGGGACGTGCGCAAGTACACGGTGACGCCGGAGACCGACTGGGAGCTGGCGACCCGCGACAAGGAAGGGCACGTCTACTTCCTCAAGCGCGACTTCATCATCCTCGAAGACGAGGCTGTCGTCGACGCCTACGACCTGACCATCTGATCGGATGTCGGAAGAAACCGACAACAGGTCTGGAATCCACCTGACCGGCAGGGATTCGGGGTGGCCCGTAGCGGCTGCCGCCGAGCCCGGCCGGAACAAGGATGGGTCCGGTGCCGACCCGCACCCGAAGGCCGAGGCCTACGTGGACGGCGAGATCCAGGGTGCCGGGACCAACGAGATCCAGAGCGTCACGATCACCGGGTCTCCGACCGGCGGCAGCTTCACGCTGACCTACGCCGGACAGACCACGGCCGCGATTGCCCACAACGCAGCGGCTGCGACCGTCAAGGCGCGGCTGGAAGCGCTGTCGAACATCGGCGAAGGCGACGTGAAGGTCACCGGCTCTGCCGGAGGCCCGTACTCGGTCACCTTCAAGGGCGATCTGTCCGATGCCAACGTGGCCGCCATGACCGCGACCTCAAGCCTCACCGGTGGCACAACTCCCGGCGTCACCATCGCTACGCCGACTTCCGGCGCAGCACCCGCATAACCCCATCGCTGGCTCGATCGACAAAGGACCCGTCCCGGCGGGTCCTTCGTCGTTGGGTCAACGGTCCGTCTATCTACGGTGAGAAGTAGATGTATCCCGCGACCGCAGACCTTGTCAATGCTTCGACCGTCACGGCGCTCTCTGATCTGACGAGCGCCCAGAAGGATGCCCTTCGAGCGGCAGCGATTGTCGCCGTTGAGAACTACTGCCAGCAGAGCTTCCGGGCCGAGGGCACGACCGCCGCGCCAGTCTCGCGACAGCTTGATGGCTCCGGCTCAGACACGCTCTACCTGCCCGAGCGACTTTCGGAGCTTGTGGGTTTCGCGGTGACCGAGTCCGATGCGGGCTACGGCATTCAGCAGGCCGACGTGTCCCTCAGCGATGACGGCTCCCGGCTCTCAGTCGGCGCAACCGCCATCGGGAGCACCTGGGCCGATCGGGCACTCGCCGACGTTCAGGGCGGCCGCAACCCGGTCTTTCCCTCCGGCGTGGACAACGTCGTGGTCACCGGCGTCTGGGGCTGGACGGATGCCGAGTACGCCGCCGAACTCTCCGCCGTGACCACAGCGATTCGCTACGACATGGAAGACAAGGCGCTCGCCGGTGCCAATCACCTCGCTGAGACAGTGCGCTCGGCCCGCGCCCTGGGTCTGACCAGCGTTTCGCAGGGTCGACTCTCGATCAACCTCGGCGCGATGGAAGTCGAACTCTCGGTCCGCGCGCGGCGCATCCTCAAGGACCTCGTCTTCGAGCACGTCGGCGGCGTGTCCGTCTGATGCTCCCGTTCGACCGCCTGGCCGAGATCCAGGAGCAGGACGGGACGACGTTGGCTGAGGACATCCCGGTCCAGTTGGACCAGGCTGGAGCCTCGGCGGTCGGTCGGGGAGTCGTCTACGACTGGACCGGGGAGGCGCACTCCGACGCGGCCCCGCACCTGATCCGGCAGACGAACCGGCGCCTGGTCGTTGACGGCGTCACCTACAAGGTGGTCGAGGCGTTTCAAAACGAGTTCATCCCTCACGTCGAACTTCGACTGCTGGAGGTACGGGGTGGGTAAGGCAACCTTCAAAGCCGATGTTCTGGGCGCCGGTCGTATCGGCAACCGGATGCTGCGCGGCTCCCGACAGATGAAGCCGAGAATGTTCGAGGAGCTTGATCGCCTGGCGGGGCGGACCACGCGCATCATGGCTTCGGTTGCGCCGATTGCGAGCGGACGCCTTGCCGCTGAGATTCACCCCGAGATCACCGGCGGCGGCTTTCAGCTCATTTCCGACGTGAAGTCCGAGGCCGGCTACTCCTACACCGGCGTCACCAGGTTCGGCCACCGGACGGCGTTCATTTACCCGCGCCGGGCGCAGGCTCTCCGCTTTCAGATCGGCGGCAAGACGATCTTTGCCAAGCGAGTCCGCGGCTACCACCCGTCGCGTGACTGGGTCGAGTCCGGGATGCCGGCGGTTCAGACAGCCTCTCGGCAGTCCGCCGACCGCGTCGGCCAGCAGATCGCGGCGAGTCTATGAACGAGCAGGAAGTCGGCGAAGCGGTCAGCGCGTGGGTCCAGGCGACTTGTACGGATATCGCGACGGGCTACTCGTACCCGGTGTCGACGAAGCTCGGGGCACTGCCCGATGTGGTCGCCTTCGTCACCGGCAAGCGGCTCGGCCCGGATCACCCGGAGTTTCCGTTCGGCCAGCTGGACCAGTCGTGGATGAGGGTCTTCACGCTGGAGGTCTCGATCATGGTCGAAGCCGACGGCGACGGCGAGGCCGCCCACAATCAGCTTCAAGGCTTCGGCGAGCAGCTCGAGCAGGCGATCGTCGCCGACGCCACCCTCGGCGATCGGGTCGAGATGGCCTCACCTCAGATTCAGTTCGACTACTCGACCCCGTTTGTCGAGTACCAGGACGGGACCCGCGGCCGGGTGCTGTTCATCAACATGACCGTCGGCGAGCTGACGGCGCAGCCCGAATGAGTCAAGAGGTCCGATCGGTAGCGTCGAAGACGTGAAGACGGTCACCTACCTCGGCCCCTCCGGCTACTTCGTCGCCCGTGACGGCGTGAAGAAGACCAGGTTGATGGCGGGCACTCCGGTCGAGGTCTCCGATGAGGTCGCTGACGCGCTCTCTCGGAACGAGGGCCACGACTTCGAGTTCGACGGCGAAGTGCCGCTGGACCAGACGACAGCGCCCATTGACTATGGCGGCGATCCTGACGATTCTGACCCCTCAGGGTCAACGAACTGACTGCGTAGGTTTGAACTATGGACATCATTGAAGCTGGCGCTGACATCACAGATCTCGTCTCCGGCGCAGTGCGCGTGCTGGCCGCTCCGATCACCGAGAGCGTGCCGGACGGAATCGAAGACGTGATGCTAATGGAGAGTCCGTACACCCTCCAGGGCGACTGGTTCGATCTTGGCGCGACCACCGGCCCGACCACCACTTCCCGCGGCATTGAGTCGCAGGGCCTCAGCATCGAGCAGCGTCAGGGCAACGTGATCGAGGACGTGACCGATGTGTCCCGCGGCATAAGCCTCCCGCTCGCCGGAATCTCGCCTGAGAATCTGCAGATCTTCGAGAACGCATCAGCCATCGGCACCATCGCTGCCGCTTCGGGTGTATCGGCCCAGAAGGTCATCAAGTTCGGCTCTTTCAGTGAGGCAACTGAGTACCGGGTCATGCTGATCGGCAAGCGTCCGAAAAAGGCTGGTCTGGTGAACGAGTCCGGCTCCGAAGTTCGCGGCCGGCTGGTCGCTCGGGCGCTCTACCGGGTCTCGCTGACCGCGGATGAATCCTCACTGTCCTTCGGCAAGGGCAGCCTTGCCAGCGCCGACGTGTCCTTCAAGGCCTTCCCCGAGCCGGGCGAAGACGCCGATGAGGCGCACGGTGCTTGGTTCCTCGAAGACGCGGGCACGATCGCGTAATGGGCCTCGAGGTCCAGTTCGGTAAGAAGACTTACGACGTCCAGCCTCAGCGAGTCGGACGCATCCGCCGGAAGCTCGGCGCGGCTCTTTCGCTGGTCCAGGATGCCGCCGGCGGCGACACTCCTGACGGTGTCGGCTCACAACTCTACGAAGGCCTGCGGGTGTTCGTTCCCGACCTGGCCCCCGAGTGGGAGCTTGGTGGCTACATGTCGAAGGATGACTTCGACAACCGCAACGAAGAGGACTGGGAAGAAGAGCCCTACGAGGCCGAGCGGGACGGCTCGCCGCTCACCACCGAGATCGAGGCGATGATGAATGCCGTCTTCACGATCAACGGTGGAGATCGCCTGGTGCGACTCTTGGGAAAATTCATCGACGAAAGCACGGTGAAGCGCCAGATCCGAATTTGGCAGACGCAGGCGGTCCAGAAGAAGGTCTCGAATCCCTCGCCGAGCTCGCCGCCGCTGAATGGGGCATCGGCCCCGCCGAGTTCTTCGACGACTCAGTCGTCTCAAGCGACCGAGACGCCGACGCCAGCCTGACCGTCCCACGCCTCCTGGCGTGGATCCAGTCGCGGTCTACCCGGCTTCACCAGGAGCGGCAATCGTTGGCCATGACCTTGGCCCTGGCGATGAACGATCCGAAGAAGCTGATCGAGATCGACGAGAGGCGCGAAGACGATGCGATCGATCCCGACGCGCCGGGCATGAAGTGGTGGCCTTCCCCGGAGGGTCAAGGCGCGTAATCAGCAGGCTTGAACTATGCCGAGTATCAACGAGATCCTGCTTCGTGTCCGAGGCGACACGGACGACGCCAGCAAGGATCTCGGCGAGCTTGCGGTCGAGCTGAATGCCTTCGACAAGCAAGAGGCCGAGGCCACGCTCGACCTTGAAGACGACAAGGTCAAACGGAAGCTGAAGCTGATCGAGCGAAGCCTCGCCGACTTCGCCCGCGAGACGGCTACGGCTGACACCGACGTTGACACCCGCGAAGCCCGCGGGAAGCTCCAGGTGCTCCAAGCGGCGCTCAACCGGATCGATGGCGAGAGCGTAGATGCGGACGTGAACGCCAACGTGGCCAAGGCGCTGCTTCAGCTCCAGATCCTTGACGCGAAGATGGAGGACCTCGACGGCGAGAACGTCAACATCGACGTGAACGTACGGCGCGACGTGACGGGAAAGATCCTTGGGCTGTCGGGCGCGATGGGGAAGCTGGCTGGAGACAGTGCCGACGCCGGTTCTGCTCTCAGTGGCGCGTCGAAATCCGCGGACGGCTTCAGCGGGAGCGCCGGCGGCATGAACGGGCAGTTGATGATGATCATTCGCCTGCTACCGATCCTTGTTCCGCTGATCGTCGCGCTTTCTGGCGCGATTGTGGCGTTGAGCGCGTCGTTGGTCAGCGCCCTCGGCGGCATCGTTGCTCTCGGCGTCGCGTTCGGCGCGACCCTGATTCCGGTCGTTGGCCTGGCGATCGGTGCGATATCCCGCTTCAAGGAAACGGCAGACACCGCCGGAACGGCCGCCAACACGCTCAAGGAGGCCGCTGGCGGCTTCGGTGACGCTTTCCTCAAGGTCACACAAAGCGGCGCTGACGCGCTGTTCAGGGGCCTCGGTGACGCGCTCAAGACGCTGACTCCGGTGGTCGAGGGTCTCGGACCGATGTTCACGAGTCTCGGCGAAGCCGGGGGAGACGCGGCGCGAATCCTTGCCGAGTCCTTCGCGTCGATGGAGATCGTGCGCCTGCTCAAGGAGGCAGGCGCGGCAGCCGCTGAACTCGCACCGATCTTCGCCGAAAGCTTCGGTTCGCTCGCAAAGATTCTCGCGAACATTGCGGTGGCGGCGCTGCCCTTCCTCGTCTCCGGGATGGAATCGGTTGCCGACGGTTTGGCCGCGGTCGCCGATTACACCTCTGACATCGGTGGCCTCAGGGGAATCATTGCTGGCATGGTCAACTCGCTCGGGGCGTGGCTGAGCCTGCTTGGCGGGATCGCCGACCTCATCGGGGGGATCGTGGTCGCATTTGCTCCGTTGGGCGACGGGATGGTCCAGAGTCTCGCCGACGGCGCCCGATCGTTGGCCGACTGGCTGCGCTCGAGTGAGGGCCTTGAGAAGGTCCAGCAGTTCTTCGCCGATACAGCACCACTCGCCAGCGAAGTCGGCAAACTCATCTTGAACATCGGCTTGGCGCTGGCGCAGCTCGGTCAGTTCCTGGCCCCGGCACTCACTCCGATCGTGGCCGGTTTCAATCAGCTGTTCGAGGTACTGAATTCCGTTCTGAGTTCGCTAAATGACAAGGTCCCGGCGGGTGTTCGTGCGGTGATCGGAAGTCTCATCGGCCTGGTTTTCGGTTTCGGCAAGATCAGAGCCGGGGTAGGACTGCTAGCCGGTGCCATTCGGTTTCTGATCGGCGTTGCCGCAACCATTGGCGGCGCCTTTGCTGGGGCGTTCTCAGCGGTGGGAGGGGCGGTCCGAGCCGTCGCAAAAACTGTCAGCAACATCACGAGTGCGATCGTCGAAACCGCGCGAGCACGGTGGACCCGGCTGCGCGAGGCAACCCGCAACATCTGGCAGGGAATCCGCGACGCGGTCAGGAACAGCCTTCAGGCTGCTCGCGAGGTGGTCGGCAATGTGACGGGTGCGATTCGCGATCGTGCCCGTTCTGCTTGGCAGACGATCAGGGAGTTCACGCGAAAGCTCTGGCAAGGCGTTCGCGACGGTATTCGCGATTCGATTCAGGCCGCGCGCGAGGTCGTTCGAAACGTTTCGGGTGCGATTCGCGACGTAGCCCGCACCGCATGGTCGACCATCCGAGGGTTCACCCGCGACATATGGTCTGGAGTCCGCGAAGCGATCGGCAATGCGATGCAGGGTGCCCGCAGCGTGGTGTCGTCGGCCGGCGGCGCGATCCGCGAGCTGGCGCGCGGCACCTGGTCAGCGGTTAAAGAGTCGGCGGCGGCCGTGCTCGGTGGACTGAAGACTGTCGTCGGCAACGCCTTCAATGCCGTAAAGGGGGCGATCACCGCTGCAAAGGGCGCTTTGGTCAGCGCTGCCAAGGGCGTCTGGGATGCCATCAAATCTGCGGTGTCCAGTCTGATCCCGATCAATTTCAAGGTCAACCTGCCGGACATTCCGAATCCGGCAGATCTGCTGAGCGCCGCGGTAAGTTCGAGCGGACCGTCGGTCAGGGATCTGGCCGGCGTCTCGGGGTCAATCACCGGTGGCGCGGTGGGCGGTGGCAATTCGACTTACAACGTGGCTGTCAACGCGCCAGCGGGCACGCAACCTGACGTCGAAACGACGCTTGCGTTGATCGACGCGAAGCTCCGAGTGCGAGGGGGATTCGCATGATCGGCGGGATCGAAGCGCTCCACTTCTGGACGCCACCCGGTGCGCTCACCCCGGCGATCACTCTCGGCGCGGTGAAGGCACCGACCACGGGGGTCCTGATCTGGCCGCGCTACAAGCTGACCCGCGTTTCCGGCCTTCACAGCCTCGGCGATCCTCAGGACAACCGCGATCTGCTGGTCGGTCGCATTGGCGAGATCTCCCGGCTCTCGAAGCGCCGAGGCAAGACGGTCGTCTACGAGGGAACCATCACGGCTCGGAACCTCCTGGAGCTTCGCACCGCTGAGCAAGATCTGCGGGCCGCGTTCTTCGACCTTGACTTTGAGGGCCGGATGGATGTGGCGTGGCACGAAGACAACGCCGAGTTCGCGGCGATCGCCCCGAAGTTCTACGAGGCCCGGCCGCTCGCCTGCGAGGTCATCGACGAGCAGGGCAGTGCGCACTTCAACCGACCGTTCGTTCTCAGCCTGCGCATGAGCGATCCGCGCTACTTCGACGAGGAATCCGAATCCGACGTGGCCACGGTCACCAACACGAACACCATCTACGAAATCGAGGACGCATGAGCTTGACGATCCCTACAAACTCGCGAGGACCGATTCTCAGGCTCACGCTGCCTCCTTCGACCCCCGCGCTCGACATCGTGGTCAGAAACGTCACGACGGGTAAGCAGCTGCGCCTGAAGCTGCCCGCCGCCTACGATGGCGACGATCTCAAGCTCGACTTCTTCCGCCGCACGATCAAGGACCAGGACGGCAACGATCGCTCAGGCCTGTTGTCGAGTGGTGACAACGAGCTCTGGATTCCGGAGCCGATCATTGCCGGTCCGAACGACTTGGAGGTCGAGGTTCAGGGAAGCACCGTCGTGGCCTCCGACAATTTCGACCAGACCGCAGGGAACTTGAATGGTAAAGCGCTGCCTGTCGGCGGTGTGTGGCAGGAGTCGGGCGACGCGCCGAACTTTGGGATCGATGTCACTAACCATCGCGTCTTGCGCACCATCGCAACGGAACTGCAGATGCCGCGGTTTGCGCTCGCGTCGGTTCCTAGCCTTGCAGACGTTCGGGTGGAAGGGACGCTCCATCCCTCATTCACCGAGACTTTCGATCAGCTCACCGCGTCTCTCGTCGCCAGACATTCAGATTCGACCCACTACCTGCTGCTTTCGCGGAGCTACTCGGTTGAAGAAAGCGGACCCAAGACCAGGGTGGTCCTCACGCTGAAGAACGGTGCGTCGGCTACGAACTTGTTCGGTCCGGCGGATCTGATTCTTCCGGCCACTTACCCGTGGGACTTCGCCGTCGAAGCCCGAGCTTCGGGCGACTGGAGGATCTTCATCAAGGATCCCGCAGCGGCGGAATGGGGAGGCGCCCTCGCCCAAGGAAACAACGCGGCGCTGGCCACGGCCGGCGCCGTCGCCACCGGAAAGGTCGGGATCTTCTCGGACGGCTACAGCCCTGTGAGTGCTCAAGTCGCCTTCGACAAGTTTCGAGCGAGGAACCTGGCCCCGCAGGCTTACGCCGCCACGGCGAAGTTCTACTGGGAGAAGGGCTACAGCTGATGCGCCTCGACTGGGAACTCTGCGGCCTTAATCAGAACGTCCTGACGCGGATTGACAACCGGCGAGCCGGAGCGAAGGTCGAGATCGGTCTGAACTCCTACCGTCGGGCGAGCTGCCCGATCAGCCTGGAGGATCCCGCGCGCGAGCTGGCCGAGTCGATGAGCACGGTTCTGCGGGCCACGCTGCGCGGTCCCGACGGCTTCAGTCGCGTGTTGGCGATCGCCCGAGTCACGATCCCCGAGCAAAGTGGGTCTTCTGAGACCGAAGGCGAGATCATCTACGCGACTGACTCACTGGCAGAGTGCGATGCGTCGCTGGTTGGCCACTCGATTCCACCTGCCTACACCTACGTGCCGGGATCCACCTCGGTCTACCTGCCGAGATGGTTTTACGACGTCGAACAGTCTCAGATCATGTGGACTGCGATCGACGAAGCCGACGTGTCTACGGTCGTCAAGGGAACGGCGCAAGGGGCTGTCAACCGCGATCGAACCTATCCGGTGGGTAAGCCGGTGGGGGAGGTCCTGCTACAGATGTCAGAAGCAATCGACGGTCCCGACTTCGAATTCGAGCCGATAGTTCGAGACGATGGTGTTTTGAGCCGGTTCAACACCTTCCACCCCAGGCAGGGGTTCGATCGATCCGCCGAGATCGTCTTCGCGTACGGCAAACCGCCCTTCACCGCGACCGAATTCAACTATGCGCCCGGCGGGCTTGTCAACAGGGCGATGGTGGCGGGAGCGCCCATCCAAGACGCATTCGCGGGCGACTCGCTGCTCATGCATCCGGGCTACGTGGCAGAGCACGCGGCGTCGATTGCGGAGTTCGGCGTCTTCGAAGAGTTCGTTTCGCTCGAGGACGTGAACGAAACGGCGACTCTGGAGGCCCACGCGAAGGGCATTGTTGCTGCCGGGGCTTACCCGACGCCCTTTTTCACGTTCGCTACGGCCTACGAACAAGTTGACGAGGAGGTGGGCGCAGGGGTTCCTCCGGCTTTTGGCCGCGACTACTGGATCGGCGACACGATCGGCCTGACCGTGAGGACGCCGGACTGGTCCGACGGTGACGACGACCTTGAGCTGACCGGCCGCATCACTGACGCTGAGGTGACCGAACTGGACTCGGGCCAGCTCGCCGTGCGTCTGACCTGTTCGCCCGAGATCTCCGATGCCGATGTCACCGGCGAGGTAGTCACCGTTCTGCAACCCGGACTGGAGGAGATCTCATGAAGGTTCCGCGCAAACGCGACCTGATCGCCGAACTCACGAAGCCTCGGAGTCCGAAGGTTCTTTTCGTTCCCAGCTCGGCGACCTCATCCGGACCGACGGGACCAGCCGGGGGAGATCTCGGCGGCAGCTACCCCGACCCGACCGTGCCCGGACTGGCGACGAAACAGCCACTCAACTCGGGTCTCACAGCCATAGCCGCGCTTTCCACCGATCCATACGGGCGCGGCCTGCTGGCCCTCAACAGCATCGCCGCGGCACTCACCTATCTCGGGGCAGTCGGCACCGGCGACTCCCGGCTCACAGATTCTCGTAATCCGACCGGCGTAGCGTCGGGCGATCTGACTGGCAGCTACCCGAACCCGACGGTCGGCAACGGCAAGATCACCGATCCGAAGGTAGCGGCAGCTAACAAGGACGGCACCGCAGCAACCCCGTCGATGCGAACGCTCGGCACCGGGGCATTACAGGCAGCAGCAGGCAACGATTCCCGCCTATCAGATGCCCGGACCCCGACCGCCCACACCCACGTGATCGCAGACGTAATCAACCTGGTCGCCGCACTCGCAGCAAAGGCCGACCTGATCTCCCCGGCCCTCACCGGCAACCCGACCGCACCAACGCAGAGTCCGGGCAACAATTCGACCCGCCTTGCTACCACCGCCTACGCCGACGCTATCGCCGCGCTGAAAGCGAACCTGGCATCACCGACCTTCACAGGCGATCCGAAGGCGCCGACCCCGACCGCTGGCGACAATGACACCTCCATAGCCACCACCGCATTCGTGACCGGCGGTATCAGCACCGCATCAACGGGCGACCGGGCCAGAGCCAACCACACCGGGACGCAGCTCGCCGCGACGGTTAGCGACTTTGACACGGCTGTGCGGGCAAACCGGCTCGACCAGCTCGCGGCACCGACCGCTGACGTATTGCTGAACTCCAAGAAGATCACCAGCCTGGCCGATGGGTCAGCATCAAACGATGCTGTCAATGTTTCGCAGCTTGAGGCAGCGGCAGACGCGGCAGCTTTGGGCTACAAGTTCAAGGGGCCGGTGAAGTGGATATTCAGCAACACGGCCGGGGGATGGCCAGCTATTTCGAGCTACACCGCGACGACTATCACGGGCGATTCGTCGTATGCCTTCCCCGGCTGGTCGCTCAATGACCGGGTGCTGGTAGCGAATCAGGGAATCCGAAACGGCATCTACAAGGTGACAACCGTGGGCGTTTTGTTCTCGACTCCGTGGGTCCTGACGCGGACGGACGATGCGCTCAACGGCGGCCTGTCAAACGGCACCTACGTAACTGGGCTGATTACTGACGTTTTTGATCTGAGCCCGGCCAATGCCTACTTCCTCGCCACCGCCGACCCGATCACAGTCGGCACGACCTCGCAGGACTGGCAGCCTGTCCCGAGTAGCAATTCAAGGGCGGCAGGCGTATTCCGAGCCTACGCATCGTCTCACGGCTCAATAGCCACCGGCACCGACACTCGATTCGCCGCCAACGCGGAAGACTTCGACTCGGACGGTTGGCTCGATACCACCAGCGGCAACAAGGCTCGCTACACCCCGCAGAGGGCCGGGTACTACCGATTCAGCGGCGGAATCAATTTCTCGACCACGTTGGCAGCGGCCCGGTTCGGATTGATGTACCTCGCCAAGAACGGTTCGCGGGCATCCCTGATCGGGCAGACCCCGCCTGCCGTCGCAGGGACCATGACCGGATCGGACGTTCTCTACATGAACGGCACCACCGACTACGCGGAGCTGTTGATCCGGCACAACCACACCGCAGCGGCAAGCCTGGTCACGGGATCGACCGGGTGCTACTTCTCTGGCGAGTTCATCGGTTCCTAGCGGGACCGGTGTCAGGCCAGCGCCATTAGTGAATCGAGACGCTTCTCGGACCGCGCTGACGCTCGCTCGAACTCGCTGACGGAAACGTCTCGGTCTTCGTAAGCCGCCTGAAACCACGGCTTCACCTCGCGAATCAGCGAGCGTTCGATCTCCATCGTGGCCCGAAGGCTCGGTCCGCAGGTGCGGGGAGGGGAGAACGAGCGCATCGCGTTGAGCCACGCCTGCTCCCACGGCATCCCGGCCTTCTTGGCTTCCATCAGCACCAGGCAGACTTTGTGCGACGGGTCGGCGTCGTTGTCGAGAACCGCGGCGTCGAGGCCAACCAGAATGGCGTCAAATCCTGATCTCTCCATCGGCTACATGGTCGCAGGGTCAACGGACGAAAACGGAACCATGGATGTATGGCCGCTCCCAAAAAGTCTACGCCCAGCCGACAGGTTCATCGGGGCCTCTCTCTTACCAGCCCCCTGACCGAAGGTGCCGACGTCAAGGCGCTTCAAGGTCAGATCAACGAGCAGTTCGACCATTTCGCGGTCGACCGGCACATCGCCCAGGACGGCGAGTTTGGTCCCGCCACTCTGAGCGCCTGCCGACAGGTCGCCATCATGCTCGGCGTCGGAGGCAAGGCCTACCGGAAACTGAAGGCCGGACATGTGTCAATGGCAACCCAGAAGCTGATCCGGGGCCGGAAGAAGACACTTCGCGAACGGGCCGCCATGGCACGTCGCAGGGGTTACCGCCAGAAGCTTCGCCGGCGCTTTCATCGCTCCGGCGGCGTCCTGGCTCTGACATGGGCCAAGCAGCAGATCGGGATCACCGAGAGTCCTGCCGATTCGAACTGGGGTCCGCAGATCGGCGAGTGGATCAAGTACACCGGCTACACGTGGGCAACGGTCCACAATTCTGTGTTCTGGTGCGGCTGTTTCGTCTGCTACGCCGTGGTCAAGATTGCTGGAGCCAAAATCCCGACCCGAATCAGGCTTGGCTTCGACGGCTACATCGTGTCCGACGCGAACGCTCGCACCAACGGGCTGACTGTCGTTGGATTCTCCGAAGCTCGAGCTGGCGACATCGTCACCTACACGTACCCGCACATCGAGCTGGTCGACCACGTCAGCGGCGACAGCATCGTGACCGTTGGCGGAAACACAAGTGCGCAGAACTCTGGCGGCAGCGATTCGAATGGCGGCGGCGTCTTCCCCCGGACCCGGTCTCGCTCCGAGGTCGCCTGCATCGCCCGTCCTGAATACAACTGAGGAGAGCCATGAACACACTCGTCAAGCAAAACACCACCGGCACACTCGCGATACTCGCCTTCGGCGCCGTCGCTCTGCTCAACCTCGTCGGAGTCGAGCTTCCGCTCGCGATCGTCACTGGGATCCTCGTCCTAGTGATTGCGGTCACCTCACTGCTCTACCCGCGGTGGGAGCAAGGCCGCTCGCTGCTGGCCGAACACCCGGCTGGCGTCGTTGGTGCCGCGGTGACGGTTCTAGTCTGGGGCGCCTCGCTTTTCGGAGCGAACATCGACGCTACCGGGGCTGCCGCACTCATCGCCGGTTTCACCGCAGCGGTAAGTCTTTTCACGCCCCGCTCACAAGCACCTAACCCGGCGGCGGATCTGAATCGTCCCGGTGTCGGCGAATAAACCCGGCCCTGCGCCGAGTTTGCCGAGGCGGAGCCGTGAGTGACCGCAAACGAACCCGAGAAACCCCCTTTTCAGTGGTGGCCTCCCAACCGCTTGCTGATGGAGGGCGCGCGCGACGTGTGTCTATTCATCATCGGCACCGCCGGACTGTTCCACGAAACGGCGATCGCTCCGTCCTCCGACGCCCAGCTGCTCGCCATCTTCGCCGCGTGTCTCGGCCTACCGTTCATCATCAGAAAGAACGGGTCGTGAGTTGGGTCCGGCGAAACGATTGGATCCTCGGCTACCTGCTTCTGGTGGCCTTGGCGGTGATCGGACTGGGTCAATGGCCTTCTTGAAAAAGCACGGGCACTGGGTGGCGTACCTGATCATCGCCTTCGGCTTTTCGGCCGCGCTGTTCGCGCTCCAGGAGCAGACCGCCGACAAGCTTTACGAGAACTCTCTGAGAGCCTGCGAACGCGGCAACGTGATTCGTGAGGTCGTCTACTCCAATACGAAGGATGCCTTGGCACAGAACCCCGGTGCCGGCTTCGCCGGGCAGCTCGCGCTTCTGCGGAGTGTGCCAAACGTTGACATGTTCAACGGCACGATTGACTGTTCTGCTTCCATCTCGCGACCGTAGGTACCTCGCTACACGTCGCCGGGTTTGCGAGCCGGTAAGTCTCTCGGGTGGGGCAGACGAAGTAGCTCAAGGATCTCACCTTCGGTAAGCCCCGCGACAACTGCTCGCGCCGACCACTCGGCTGTCGCTCTCTCAATGTGGTCCATCTGTCGGCGGTGCTCGGCCCCTTGGCCCCGTAGATCGGCTCGTACCTTGCGGGTACTTTTCAGGAACGTCGCCTCGGCGTCGGCCAGGCGCTGCTCGGCCTTCTCCAGCAGCCTGCTGTGTTCCTCGAGCACCTCACCGTGGAATGCTCCCAGGTCGACCAACTGTTCGCGAATCTCAGCTTTGGTCCAGCGGATCAAGTCTGAAAACTCATTCCGTCAGATAGTCAGCTGCAGATGGGATGCGAGAAGCGAACACCGGGCACACGTTGGAGTCCCGCGCCGCGGGGACGCTCGCCGTAGGCCTGACCAATGGCGACGTTCACCGGCCCCGATTTGGCCCCGAGCCTTGACGGCCTCCTCACTCGGGAGATTCTTCTGGGTCTTCGGCCGCGCCCGGGAACTCGTAGACCACTGTGAGTAGTCCCTCCGTGAACTGAAGGACCCGTGCCGCGTCTTTCGCCGATATGTGGGGAATCTCGTGGTTGGCCTCGTTCCCCACTCCCCGAATGCGATCGACCCACTTCCGACCTTGCGGCGGGATGTGTCCCGAATCGACGAGCCAGTCAACGTAGGCGAGGAAGCTCTGGTTCTCGTCGGCGCCCAGATTGACCGCTACGTTCATCAGGATTTTTCGGGACACCATGACCGTGGCGTTCGGTGCGTTGGCGCCGAAGCATTGTCTAGCCTCTTGGTAAAGCTCGTTGATTTGATCCGGCACGTGCGCGATCTCGCGACCCGGTTTGGGAGCGGGAATCTGCTCATCGCGACGGCTGAAATACGAGGGCGAGTGGCAGAAGCTGCATATGTAGATGAAGACCCGTTGGGACTCGCCACCGAAGTACCATTCGCCAGTGAACCCAGCATTGGGGCCGGTATGCCGACCACAGAACGCGCAGACGTACGATTTAGGTCCCAGATCCGAGGGGTTTTGCCATCTGATCGCCATCAGAAATCGTTCTTCGAAGTCAGCTTTCCCTCGTCGAAGCAGAGTTGGTAGGTGTCGAGGAATTCGCCTCCGGCCTGGTTGTAATAGATGCAGCTCGAGCTGGACGGTTCATCATTCAGGAAGCCCTCAGACTCAAACGTCTGACGATCGGCCGGTGCCTTACCCGTGCTGGCGCGAACCTCCGCTTGGGTCATGCCGATTTTGAGAGCCCGGAACTGGGCGCGGGTAATGGCGCTCGCCTCCTGTTCCTCATCGATCTGGTTGGCCACCTCGTTGGCACCACCGGCGATCAGGACTGCACAGCCGACGATCAGCACGAGCCCCGCGGCCGTGATGGCGGCAAAGATTTTCAGCCCGGTTCGCTTCTTGTAGCCCTTGCCGCAGCTTGGACACTTGGAAGCGGGCGTCTGCGCCACCGCTCCGCAGTGCGGACAGACCTTCTGCGGTCCAGAGGCGGCGACTGCCGGTGCCTGTCGTTGCGACCCGACTCGCTCCGTCCAGGCGCTCCCATCCCAGTACCTCAGCTCACTGGCTCCGGTCGGATCGGCCTTCCATCCCTCGGTCGTATCGGCTGGCTTGGCTGCGTTTTCGTAATCACTCATGGAGTCCTTCCTTGGGCGCACGAACATGCGTTCCCGGTCGTTTTGCTCGATTTGCAGGGCTTTTACATTCCGCCGGACTCAACCGTATATTGATCGACAGGTGGCGTCTTTAGACGGGCGTGATCGGGGAAGCGGGCGGTTATCCGCGACCGCTGCCCAGAAGGGAGATTCATGGAAGATTCCGTAGTCGAGAGGGACGAGAAAACTGACTTGGCCTTCGCAAAGGTGGCGGTCGAGCGGCTCATTGGATCGAGCCTCCTGCCTGGTCACTCGACGCAGGCGGCGGTAGCTGCCTTCGCAGAGCTTCTAGCTCTGCATGCACCTGAGCGAGCTTTGACAGTAGTTCGGAGTGACGGGCGGCTGTCTCAATGTCAAGCTCGTCTATTCGAGCCTGAACGCCCAGGACAAGCGCCGCTTCTTCGGGTGCTTCCTGCTCCAGAGTCTCCGTAGCCCACCCCGGTAGAGCGCCATCGTCGGCCCAGATCCAATTCGGGTCGGCCCCGAAGGTCAACGCGATATGGAGACACGCGCTCTGGGTCAGCGTTAGCTTCTCGGTCTCCCATTGCTGGACTGCCCCTTCGCTGCGGTCGAGGCGGGCGGCGAACTTAGCCTGACTGAGCCCCTGCCTCTCACGCACAGTTCTGATCCTTTTACCGATTCCGGGAGCTGGTGAATCTGCCAAGTCGGGCAGGGCTTCGGAGTCGGAACGGTTCATACCGGAGCAGATTAGCCGCCCCGCAACCGGCATGGGAGGCGGGTTTGCGAGACTTTGGTTCAACTTAGTTGACACAATGGTTTTACTGTGGTTATACTGCGGCGCATGGCAAAGCAAAACCCAAGTGAACCCAGCCTAGATCCGATCACGGCCTTTCGGATGCCGCCCGAGTTACGAGTGGCCATCAAGCGCGTGGCGCGAGAGAACGATCGGGACATGTCGGCTGAGATCCGTCAGGCAATCAGATCGCACGTTGAGTCGCACATCGGCGAGAGGGCATCGGCGTGATGGTCATTCATGCCGCAGAACCTACGACCCGCCGGCATCCGCAAAGCCCTGTTGCGGGTTTTCTCTTTTCGCCAGCCGCCATCCGCGAATCGTTCCTCGATCCTTCGATGGAAGCCACGGCCCACAACCTCGACCAGTTCAACGCGAGCCCCGAGGTCGACTCGATCCTGGAGTTCCAAGAGCAGGCGCTTCAGCAGTTGATCGCCGAACTTGACCAGGGCAGCAAGGCGCATCGGCTCGCTCAGCGCGTCCGGAGCTTCACCCACGCCGCGATCGAGTCGAATCACCGAGAGGGAAGCGAAAACTTGTTCATCAGTGGACGGGCAGACCTCGCCGCTCGGACAGCACAAGACCAGGAAGCCAACGGCACCCGAAGGTGCCCCGGTGCCGTCCGCCTGTCGAAGCAGTTGCGCGAGCCACTAAAGGTGCTGGCTTCCCCGGGTGAGCATGACGTGGCTGCGGTGATTGACGCTCGCAACGTCTGGCGCGACATCAAAGGCTCGGTACCGCTCGAAGCTTTCCGCAACCCGACACTTCATCGGCAACTCGGCGTGAAGCTGACCGCCGTTCTCGAAGGTCTAACGTCGTGATTGCGCTTGCCGAGCGCCAAGGCTCGATTGACTGGTGGATCATCGCTGCGGTCCTGCTGGTTTGGGCAATCGCCGCGACGATCCGCGCCTTCCACCGGGTGCCCGCCCAACGCCGCGCCTACACCGGCCCGGTCCGGCCGGACGCCGAGGCCTGGTACACGCCGGTCCTTCCCTACTTCGGTCAGCGCCGCGACTCCGCAGAGCGAGTCGCCAGAGCCGTTGACCACGCCGTTTACCCCGACCCAAAAAAAGGAGCCGCGCCAGTACGAGTGGCCGGCTCCGTGAACACCAGGAGGACACCTGATGTCAAGCACCAGTAAAGCAGCCCCTGTGGCTGACCACCCGGCGCGCCGCGCGCGACGACTTATTCGTCGTGACGCGGCCGTTGAGTCCGCCCGGGCCGTGCGGTTCGCCCGAAAGACCGTGATGTTCGCGGCCAAGCGGCTCTACCTCGCAGGCGACAGCACCGGTAACCACCTCGCCCTGACCGCCGCCACCGCGATCGACGATCTGCTGCGGCACCTGGAAGGCCCGCGATGAGCGGCGAACTGACAACCCAGAACGGAGCGGCTATCCAGGCTGCGCCACTAACCAACGCGATCTCGCCGCTTAAGGCAACCGAGGCGATGGTCAGGTCCGGCTACTTCAAGGACGTTCAGTCGATGGCTCAGGGCTACGTGAAGGTGCTCGCTGGCGAAGAGCTCGGCCTGACGCCGTTTGCGTCCATGACCGGCCTGACGATCATCGAGGGCAAGCTCGGCATGACCTCGAACCTGATGGCAACGCTGCTTCAAGAGCACCCGGACTACGACTACAAGGTCATCGAGTGGACCAACGAGAACGCGGTCCTCGAGTTCTACCGCGGTGAGGAGTTGCTCGGCACGTCCGAGTTCACGATCGCCGACGCCGAACGCGCCGGACTCGTCAAGCCGTCGTCGAACTGGGCGAAGTGGCCGAAGGCGATGTGCTTCGCCCGTGCGCTTACCCAGGGAATCCGGACCTACTGCCCGCTCGTCACGAAGGGGTCTCCGGCCTACACGGTGGAGGAACTCGGGGTCGAGGTCAACGAATCCGGTGAGGCAGTCAACCCGCCTGTGACCGCGCCCAACGAGGAGGGTTTCGAGGAAGCGACGGTCGCGGTGTCCCAGAGCTTGGACCCAGACAAGGTCGACTACCTCAGTAAAGGCGTGGCCGCGCTCGGGATGTCGCTGGATGAGTTCAACATGCTGCTCGGATCAAAGGGCATCGACGCAGTCGACCCCGTCGAAGGACCGGCGAAGCACTTCGCGAGGTTCAGCGAGGAGCAGTTCAAGATCGTCAGTGCCGAGCTGGACACTCTGGCCAACCACGACGCCGAGGCGACAGCCGACGCGGAAGAGGTCACGGACGCAGAGGTGGTTGCATGATCGGCTCAGTCGAGATGATCGGGCGTTTCGAAGTTCACTCTCTGCCTGATGGCAGCGTTGTCTACTACGACCCCGACCCGGCCCACGCCTACTACGGCGAGATCAACCCGTCGAATTCGGCGAAGGGCGGCTACTCCGGGAAGCAGGCCTCTCGCCTGACCGGCGCGTCGACCATCGCCAAGTTCCTCGACGCCAACGTGGACCCGCTCCTCTGGTGGGCCGTTGGACTCGACCAGGTCGGCATCGCCGAGTTGGCCGAGGAAGACATGCGGGCCGACCGTGACGTGACCTGGCTGACCAGCCACGAGCTGATCAGAGATCGCCTGAAAGAGGAGGGGCGCCGCTGGTCGGATGTTCGAGACCGCGCCGCCGAGACCGGGACCAACGTCCATGAGCAGGTCTTCCACGCTCTGGCCCGAGGGGAGACCCCGAACTTGGCCGACCGGACCGAGGCCGAACGTGGTTTCGCGCAGGGTGCGATCGCCTGGTGGATGGACAATCGGCCCGAGGTGATCGCCGCCGAGCAGGTGACGGTCAACTACGCCACCGGCTTCGCCGGCCGCTTCGATCTGCTCTGCGAGATCGACGGCGAGCGCGTCCTGGTTGATGCCAAGACCCGGGGGAAGGGCGTCGACCGGAAATCCGATCACGTTCAGTTGCCCGGTTACGAGGAGGCCAACATCGCCTGCGGCATCGGCCCGAGCGATCGCCAGATCGTCCTGGTCTTGAAGCCGGACGGCACCTACAACGCCGTGCCGAGTGTCGGCACCCGTGAGGACTTTCAGGCCGCGCTGATCGCGTGTAGGGCCGGGAAGAGCCTGGACAAACGACTCCGCGATGCCGCGAGGGCTCGCAAGGAAGAAATGGAGCTGGTCGCATGAACCCGCCAATCCTCGAAGCAGAGGCCGTCGAAGAGGCCGAAGGCCAGATCATCCTTCCGGCCGCGGTCAAGCGCGAGCAGGAAGAGCTCGACAAGGTCGGAGCCGCAGTCAGTGACGCCGTGCGACGTGCCTCAATGGTCGAGGTCCGCACTCCGGAAGAGGCCAACGCCGCCGCCGGGATCCTCAGAAACCTCAAGGAGCAGACCAAAAACGCCGAGGCCACCCGGAAGTTCCTCGTCGGGCCGCTAAACGCCCACGTCAAACGGATCAACTCCAAGGCCAAGGAGGCCACTGCGCCGCTCGATGCCGCGGTGAACGTGCTGAAGGACAAGATCGAGACCTACCAGGCCGAACTCGAGCGGCAGCGCCGGGAGGAAGAAGAGCGGCTCCGCAGGGAGGCGGCAGAGCGCGAGGCTAAGATGAAGGCCGAGCGCGAGCGAGCCGAGGCCGAGGCCCGGGCCAAGCGTGAGGAGGCCGAGCGCGTCCAACGTGAAGCCGAGGACAAGGCCCGACTGGCAGCCGAGCGCGACGCCGAGTCGCAGGCGGCGAAGGAAGCGGCACGGTTGGCCGAAGAGGCCGCCCAGCAGGCTGACCAGTCCAAGCTCGAAGAAATGACCCTGGACGCCCTGCCCGACCTACCGGCCCCGGTGCCGGTGGTGGCCGAGGCTCCGAAGGTCGAGGGCGTCCAGACCCGCAAGGTCTGGAAGGCGACCGTGACCCAGGAGGCCCTTCTGCCTCGTGAGTACATGGTCGTCGATCAGAAGAAGATCAACCAGGCGGTCCGCGACGGCGTTCGCGAGATCCCGGGTGTCGTCATTCAGCAGGTGTCTCAGGTGGCAGTTCGATGATCGATCAAGACGCTCACCTCGAATACAAGCGCGAAGCTGAGGAGGAAGCCGAACGCCACCGCCACGGCTACGAGGTGACCCTGATCTGCGGCGGTTGCGAGTCCACGGACGAGGTCCTCTACGACGAGCGAACGGACGACCCGTGGTCGGACCTCGAAGCCTGCGAAGTCTGCGGAGCAAGGAATTGGCTTGATGGCTGAGTACCGCCTCGACACCGTCCAGGGGTGCATGCGACGTCTGACTGACATCGACGCTGAGATCGAGACGTTCCGCGTCCAGGCCTACCAGGACGCCGGCGCTCTCGCTGGCGCCCGTGAGGAATGGAAGGACCGCTACGAGGTCGCCATGGCCGCAGTCAGTGGATCCAACGCCGACGAGCGCAAGGCGATCTGCCGTCGCGCCGTGAAGGAAACCGCACCGGACCTGGTTGATCGCATCGTGAGCCTGACCGAAGCCGTCGCCGCGCACGATCGCCACTACGACCACCTCGACACTCAGCGCTCGATTGTCCAGTCCTGCCTGAAGACTCATCGCGAGCTGGCCTCACCTGCCGAGCAGCCGAACAGCCGCTACGGGCGTCCGATTGGAGCGGTGGCCTGATGGACTATTCGCGAGTCAAAGGAAAGTGCCCGGCCTGCGGCTGGTCGTCACTGTTCGTAGGTGACGGCGGATACCTCACCTGCGCGATCGCGGAATGCCCGAACCCGAGCGCCGTGCACAAGTTGCTGACTTCTGTCGAGGGTGCGAGTAGCGGTAACGCCTCGGGTCGCATCGGTGAATCGCAAGAGCGGAGCGTAACCTCCGAACTGTCCGACCCTCCCGACGAGATTGTCACACCCTCGTCAGAGATCCACACCTGCCACGCCGCTTGCGCCTGCCAACACGGAGGCGATCCGACCCCGGACTTTTTGGGTGTTCGACCCGTCCTGGACAACCTGATGGAAGCCGGGAGGCAAGTAGTAGATGCCCGGACTGAGCCTTGCTTGGCTTGTGGCGGAACCGGCCGCGGTTGGTTGGAACGCCGTAACTGCGGCACCTGTTTCGGCACCGGTAAAGCTCCTGAAACCGAACCAACCGACCCTTCCCATGACCGGGTAGAGGACGTAGCTCAGGCGCTTAGCAACAAGCAGTCAGCGCAGGTAGGGGAGCCGCCTATGGCACTTTCCGACCTGTGCGAAGGGGACCGCCGCGAACTCAGGCAACAGGCCCGAGCCGCCATAGCCGCTTTACAACCCGGTCTCGATGGAAACGGACCCCTCGACGCGATCCTTTACGAACGCGAGCGCCATGAGCAAGCGAAGCGCGACGGCAAGTTCTCGAAGACTTGCGCCGACGATATGACCGACCGCGAGCGCCTGCCGGTGCTGATGGAGGAAGTAGGCGAGGTGGCCCGAGCGATGCTGGAAGGCGACGGCCCGAATCTCCGGGAGGAATTGGCGCAAGTCGGAGCGGTCGCGCTGGCGTGGATCGAAGGGCTGGACGCTGCGGCCCTAACCGAGAAGGAGAACGACCGATGAGCGACAACCAGCGCATCGCCGCCTACCTCCAGGAGCACGGCTCGATCACCAGCTACGAGATCCGCACCATGGAACTCTCGGGGAACCCTGCCCAACGGATAACCGAGCTGATCGACCAGGGCTACGAGATCCAGATCGATCACTTCCATCGCATCGTGCGGGGCAAGAAGCGCCCCTGCTGCCGCTACACCCTGATCGCTTCACCCGAGGCCGAGAGGCCCGGAGCTGTCCGCAGCGCGCCGGAGTCGGCTGCTGCTGAGAGTTCGGGGCATCTCCAACCCCCGGAAGAGGCGGACGCGGCCGGAGGGCAACTCCAAGACGCACCTCCGGTCGCTCCGCTTCAGTTGTTCCCGGAGTCGACCGGGGGTCGGGGCCACTATGAAAGTGAGGCAGCGTGATGAGTGTTTGCGAATGTGGCTGCGGCAGCAAGACCACGATCGCGGCCCGCAATGACGCATCGAAGGGCTGGGTCAAAGGCCGACCGCTCCGATTCATCAATGGGCACCACCGCCGCAAGTCCCCGGTCGATTTCATCTTGGATTCGGACACAGGTTGCTGGATGTGGCAGTTGACTCTCGATGCCAATGGCTACGGCCGAGTGCGTCGAGGATCGCGAAGACTCCAACTAGCCCATCGCTACATGTATGAGCGGCACATCGGGCCGATCGAACCAGGCCTTGACCTCGACCATCTCTGTAGAACGCCGAGATGTGTCAACCCGGCTCACCTTGAACCCGTTAGCCGCGCTGAAAACACACGACGGGGTAGCCGAACGAAACTCACCGCCGAAGCAGTACGCGAGATTCGTGAATCACCCGAAGACGGACCAACCTTGGCGCGTCAGTTCGGAGTTCGTAAACAGACGATTTACGCGATCCGCTCCCGACGCTCTTGGGCCGATCTAGTGGACCAGAGGGCGGCATAGGTGGGCTGGGCGAAGTTCGATGACAGTTTCTACGACCACCCCAAGATCATGAAGGTGCTCGACGAGTGCCCGATGGGGATGGTGCTTCACGTGCGGGCGGTGACTTACTGCGCCCGACACGCAACTGATGGACAGATCCGGAAGAACGTAGTTGATGGACTGGTGCCGCTCCAACGAGACCGCGAGCAACAGGTAGCAGTCCTCATCGACTCCGGCATGTGGTACGACCACGATGGTTCCTACTGGCTGCACGATTACCTCGATTACAACCCCTCGAAGAAGCAGATCCTTGAGAGGCAGGAGAAGGATCGTGTCCGGAAGGGAAAGGGTAAGGATGATGGCTGAGCCCAGGTTGTCATCACCGGGCAAGAACATGCCTGGGTTCCAGAAGGAATCCCCCCGGAATCCGAATGAAATCCCAGACAGAGGGTTTCCGTCCGGAAACCGGGTCGGGTCGGGAAGGGGTTGGGAGTCTTCGAAGAACCAACAGCTTCAGGAGCAATCCCGGCAGCGGTTCCTCACCGATCTGGGCTGGGCCGAGCAGCACCTTCCGAAAGAGCACGGGCCGCTCGCTGCAGTCGCTCTCAGCGCCGAGCGCAGACGCCGTCGCCGGGAACCGACCGCCGAAGAGGTCCTCGACCGCCTCAAAGCCACAGGCCGCGACCGCGATGCCCTGAACGCCCAGGCCCGCCGCTTCGGCCAGCCGGAGCCTCTTCGATG